CTTGCATATCAAAATTAGGATTTACATATTTACCATGAATAATATCTTCAGCCTCAAAGCGAATATATTGACTTCCTTCAATCAACATATAATAATCAATAGGGTTTTCACTTGTTAACATTCCCGCATTAGGTTTTAATACTATCTGCATTAAATGAGCTGGCAAAGAATAAACTAACATAGGAACGCCTTTGTTCATCCCTTCAGTTGGCGACATACAATACTGATAAAAGTTTCCTGTTATCTTTAAGTAAGTTTTGTGTAGCCCCCAAATATCAGACCATGTTTGATTTGGATTAGGCTCTGATAATGGGAAAGGTTTTTCTTCTTCTTTATACGCTTTTTTTTCTAATTCAAATATAGTAGAGCGTTGTTTTAATGAATAATTGCTTTTAGTCGCTAATTGCAATTGTGATAATTTAGAATAAGCCTCTTTATCATTAACTTCTTTTATGCAATATGGTACAGAAATAGTCTTTACAGTTTGCTTATTAATAACAGCAAATACATCTGGATTAGTATTATATCCTTTTTCTAAATATGTGATATTATTCACGTCATATTGGGTAAATCCACCTCCAAGCCATTGAAAGAATGCTTGATTAAAGACGTTATTAAGCCCCGATTTAGAAACTATACGCCCTAATATTGTTTTAAATATATTTTCTGCCATACGTCAAAATTAATAAAAATATCGTTAGAAAAAGAAAAAGTCTGGTGTTTTATCTAAATCAAATCTTTCACGCTGCATAAACATATCCATAACGTCAGGTGAATCACCGTTTAATTTAGCTTTCATTTCATCTTTACCGTTTATTTGAAGCTTACCGTCCATATCTACCTTTTTACGTTTTATAGCTTTTCTTTCATGCATAAAACGCTGTTTAACGGTCATTTTTTCATCGTACATAGTATTAGCCACTTCTTCGTTTACTTTGTATTTTCCCGCTTTTACCTTATCTCCAGAACGATAATAACATTGGGTTTTTAGATTAGGATAATTTTCTTTTACTCCAAAATCTTTATCACCTTGTTTTAATTCTGGATTAGGAAACGGACTCCCCCCATTATTAAATGGTATTGAACCAATTATAAAACCATCAATAAAACTTCCAACTCCATCTGCGTCATAACAAATATTTTTATTAGGGGTTTTTAATTCATTAGCCATATTAGTAATAACGTCAATAACTTCTTTACCATTATTTTTGTCTAATATTTTTATCTTAACCAATTCACGCCCTCTCCATCCTCCAACGATAAACTTATTAGATCCTTTCATTGCGATATCGGCAGTAATAAAAGTTTCTTCACCATCTTCTAAATCATAAAGATTGTTAAACATTCCCCTAAACGATTCATATTCGTAAATATCGTTATCAGATAAAATCATTTTCCAATTCCCGTGTAATAAAGCCGCTTGTGTTGCTGAGTCCTGCGCTAATAGATTTCCTAAATAAGCAGGATTTGTTTTTAATAACTCTTTGTTATCGTAAATACTACCAGATATAAAAGTAACTGATTTTACGAACTCATTCGGGTTAATTCCAGATTTATTTACCACGTCTTCTAAAATATGCCAACCTTTTTGTATAGCTTCTTCTTTTGAATCTCCCCAAATATAATTATCACCATCAACAATTAAATATCTTAATTTACCGTCTCTTTCTGGTATTGGCAATCCTGTTTCTTGATCTATCCACCACTCTATAAACTCAGCAACCCAACTATCGGGGTCAGGATTACAAGTGGCGCGTACATAAGGATTAACACCGCAAACAGAACGATTACGTGTTAGTAAATAAAAAAACATCTTCTTTGGAAAATGAGTAAGTTCATCAAATTCAATTAAAGGAATTTGCGAGCCTTGCCAATCATACATATTTTTATCGTATTCTAAATGCGAAAACTTTACTTTAGAAGCTCCAAAATCCCATTCCAAACTGCTTTCTCTTGGCTTTCCTCCTGCTTGATTGTAAATAGTCATTGAAGTATCCCATAAAGCCCCTTCTGCCTTAATTTGAGGCGTTGTTCTACGAAAACAAACAACTCCAAATCCAGGAACGTCTTTATGTCTTAAATTCTCTAAAAGTAATGAATACGTTTTTCCAACTCCTGCTGCACCACCACCTATTGCAATATCAGCAGACGATGATAAGAATGACATTTGATATCCTTCTTGAGGTCTAATTACAACAGTGTTATTTTCTGTCATTATCTGGTAATTGGAATATTGTGACTTGTGGTAATTTTTCGCCTCCAGAAGTGAGGTCTATTTTATCCCCAAACATTTTAGGGTAAAACTTAGAAGAAAGCCATTTACCAGTTTGTATTAAAACATTAGCGGCTGACGGTTCAATCTCTCCTGCTTTCAATTGATCTCTTATATAATCAATTTCTTCCATTTCTGATTCTGCCTTATCTTGCATTGCATTTACATACAGGTTGCGTAATTCCTCGTTATTACGCTTCCATCTGCACCATGTAGAAAAGTCTGGGTACTCGGTTTTTGACTTTAATACAGTTTTTATATTAAAGCCATTAGCCACTTCTTCACATATAGTCTGGCACATTTCAAAGTTATATTCGCTCGGTCTAGCCATGTTTCAAAGTTACTACATTCCATTATAAAAACCAAAAATAATAAAAAAAAGCCATGCGAAACAACGTGGTGCATGACTTTTTCAGATTTCCCAAATCTAAACGATAACCTACTATCGCTATTCTGTTGCTTTAAAGTTGTCTTTAAAATATTGTTCCGCTATTAACCATTGGTCTTTATAGTTTTTAGGATTGCGTCCTATCATATCTCCTATTTTAGGACTTCCATTTTTTAAGTCGGCTTGACTAATAAAAATTATTCCTGTTGTCTCGTATTCAATTTTACCATAGGCTTTAAAGCATCCTATGTCTGAATCTTCAACTTCTCTAATTTCTGCGATCTCACTTCTTCTGTATTTTTTAAATTCACTCATTTCAAATCGTATTTTATAGGTTTTACATCAACATGCAATTTACTCAGTTCAATCGCTTTTTCTCTTGACAGCTTCATTTCTTGATGAATATTTAACTGTTCTTTTACTGGTTTTCTTCTCGTGTGGCTCATGGCTTTAGTTGTTTAATTTGTTGTAGGCATTATTTGCTTTGTCTACAATTGCATTGACAGATTCATTTCTATCAGTTGAATAGAATAAATCACCATTATCAAATGTAGAGCTCATTTCAAATGTATTAAAATCTTCGTATCTCAAAATATATTTTGAATAAAATACGGGCTGTCCTCCTCCTAGATGTGGAGTTATTTCAATATAAAACCCAACAGAATCAAAGAACTCTATTATTAAAGCGCTTTGGAATAATTCTGGTAATTGATAGAAACCTACTTCTGTCCCCCTTCTTTTACTATTAAAAAAAGATAAAAAATCTTCAAAACATTTTCCAGTTAGTTCCATAATCAATTAGGTTTTACAAATATTAGTAAATATAACGCCATTAGAATAGCCGATACGCAAAGTGATGCGATTATTTTATGTGGTAGTTTCATTGTTCTAAAGTATTTATGTCAATTGCTAAATCTTTTTCAATAAGTCCGTGAATATCGAAATGCCATTCGTATATTTTTTTAACTATCCAATACGGAATAGAGTCTGTTTTTAACTGATCTATTATTCCTTCCTGCACTTCTTTATATGAAGCTGTTGTATTATGTATTTTTTTAAGTTCTTCAATAGGCACAAACTTTTCTCCATTAACCTCAATTTCTTTTGTTAGGCTGGATAGTGGGCGAAGGATTGGTTTGCAATATTTAAAAACAAAGTCACAATTTTCAGCAGTTAACAACTTACTTCTTGTTTCGTCTTTTCGGCATCCAATAACATCTGATAGATTGTATATTGTTTCCAGACCATAAGGCAAATCCCCTGCTAAATGTTTTAATTCTAATTTTTCCATAATCCCTAAAAAATTGCAACAACCCCAATAGTCGCCTTGTTAAACGTATCGTAACCAAACTCAACCCCAAAATCATCATTTATAGAATACATTGCAGAAACTCCAATTAAAGGCTTATAAGACACAATATCCGATTTTATATAAGTACATAACCCTGCTTTGTATTTTATCAGGAAATCGCCTAAATATCCTGTTGATGCTGTTGAATAGATCGAACACCATTCTTCTTTTTCTGGACTTCCTTTGTGTACATCCCAAGCTCCTGAGAATCCACCGCCTAAACTTATCGAAGTATTACGAACTTGGATCAAAACTTCTGCACCTGTAGTTTTTTCTATTGGTGCGTAGTAGAAGTGAATTATAGTCTGGCTATACCCAACGAATGACAATAGCAATAATATTAATGTTTTCATTTTCTTGATGGTTTAATTCCGTAGTTTTTGAATTGTTTTTGATATTTAATCCACTCTTTACTTTGTTTTAAATAGTCAGGGACAGTATTACTCCAAATAATACCACTATTAATAAACCTAGTCTTTTTATCGTCTTGAATTTGAAACTTTTCAACTAACTTTAATAAAGCCTTAATAGCCTTGACGCTATCTCCATCTACAAATATACCTCCGTACTGAGATTTTCCTACCATTGGAGTATCGTGGTGATACAGCCTCCATCCTTCGTTACTTTTCATAGTCTGCGCATTCATCGAACACGCAAACATTAAACTAAATAATAGATATTTCATAGCCTAATTCTTTTTCGATTTGTTCTTTAGTCATTGGTTTTGGTTTTATTATGGTTGCCCAAATACCATCGTTAAATACTTTTTCATTTCTTCCGTTTCCTATATTCATCCAAACACCGTAATATTCGTCAACATAAATAATACTTGTGGTAATACCTGTATTTTCAAATGATAATTTGAATCTTTTTTTACCATAAAGACCCGTAATGAAATCACCTTTTTTATAACGCTTCCTAGCTTCGTTTTCTAATGCTTGTTGGATTTCTTGGGGAGTGGCTTTAATGCATCTTACAGACAATCCCCATTCGTGTAATCCTTTTCTATCTTCCCAACTACCATCTTTAATAAAGCCATAACCGTTAATATTATTTATATCTTTAAAATCAGTAACGTATAATAGAATATTTTGCTCTCCTTTGTACCACTTTCCAACAACCAACTCTTTTTTATCCTCTTCAAAAACGGATGGAAACCATTCTTGAACATATTTACTGCCCTCGTTGTTGTACAGTTTCAATATCTGCTCTTTGGTGATTTGATACGTTTCTTCAACTTTAATACCACAGCTTTCAAGAAATATTTGTTCGTTCCATGTTTCAAATAATTCTCTATCGTTTCTATTTTTACTAGAAAAATTACAAACACATAATTCATCACTAAACGCATTATTTACCAAAAACGGGTCTTTTTCAAAAGAACTCATGTTTGAGATTCTAATTCCGTTTTTCTCCAACTTCGGTTTAATACTTTCAAACTGTTCTTGCGTGCATTTCATTGCGATTGGTCTTACTTTCATAATAATTGATTTTAGCTTAGTTTTTTTGTTTTTAATAGATTATAATATCTTTCAATAGATAATTCAACTGCGGCGTTTATTTCAGCTTCATTTTCGCTGTCAATATACTTTTCTTTTACGTAAACTCGTAATAGAATTAATTTTTCTCCTTGTGGTAATTTGTTTCGTGCCATTAGTTTATTTTTATTAATTTTACTGGTATTGTTCCACTTCTGTAAGAGTCTCCAAATAATGTTATCCCGCAAAAACCTCTTTTTATGTTATTATTACATACTGTTGTTATTTTGTTATCAGTATGTAAAATAGTGTCTCCATTTTTTATAGTAGAGATGTGAACCTCTACTATTTTCATATTTATAGGCAATTCCATTAGTAAACAGTTCTTATGTATTGGGCGATTGTATTTACTGAAGTATAATTTTTCGAAGCTTGTTCAAAATGAATGTTTACCATTTTGTTAACATCATTAACATTGTTACCGTTCTTGATTAATTTTGCTATTACTTTGTTTCTTAATGTAGTTGTCATAACGTTTGTTTTTATTTGTTGAGTCAAAGATACGGTATAAATCCAATTACACAATCATAAAACAAACTTTTAACATTTATTTAACAAATAAACTTTTTCTATCCACTCAAACGACACTACTTTAACCCCGTGTTATCCGTGATTCAATCTAAATAATTCCTCTTGTAATTTACGTGCTTCTTCATATTTGTTTTGTTTGAATAACTCGTTTATTTCGCTTTGCAGTTGCTGAGGTCGATTTGCTTTTGCGTTGTATTTATCACAATCGATTAAACCAATCTTTTTACAGCTGTTTTGACAATGTCGGCATAAGGCTTTCATCTGGTCTCAATATTACTTAGGTCAGCTACAGAAAACATATTAAGTTGATTAACCGTTAATTTCTCCAGCTCTTCCAAAACATCTTCTTTCTGGTCGATTTGTTTTTGAATACCGTTTCTTTGATATTTAAGCGCCTTTATTTCAAGGCGCAGTTCTTTAATTCTTTCTACTAAATCTTTCATTACTTAAACATTTTTATTGATGATTTTTTAATTCCAATTCTACTTTCTTCTCCTTTGTGATTCAAAGCGGTTAGAAGCAGAAACGAATGTTTATCGGTTAATGATTGGTAGATTGCCTCTACTGATTCTTTTACATAAAGGTTTTCGCTTCCTTTGATTGTTGTTTTTACTGTTGTTTTCATAATTCAATTGTTTTTTATGGTTTTTAATATTAATTTCAAATCTTTTAAATGCCATTCCAAAAAATCACGCATTGCATAATTTGACAGCATTCCTATTTTTAAATAACTTTCTTCTTGACATCTTTTTTTAATATTTTCAAGTTCTTTTATTTTTAATTCAAATACCTCTATAGCTTCTCTCATAATCTTTTAATTTTTAATTTACTCCAAACGTGGAGTGGGTTAGTGAATTGGATAAAGCATATTATACGCTTGATCGTGTGTTAGTTTTATTTTTAAATCTTCCGTAAAACCAAAAAGGTTATTATCTTCAATATATTTAAATATGTTCCAATACGTGCCGTTATCGTTTACGGTTGCTACAAGTTTAAATTCCTTACCGCTTGGTGCAATTTGTATTTTATTGTTAAGTTCTATTTTCATAGGATATCTTTAAATTGTTCTAGTGATCGGATTAAGTGATATTCAAAACCTAATGATTCAATCAATTTTTGGAATTCTATTTGGTCCTTTGATTGATTATTATATCCAACTTTAAACTCAACAAACAAAACTCTTTTAAAAAGAACAACTATAGTATCAGAAGCTCCTTTTTTAATAGTTACATCTTTTCGTTTAACTGCTAATTCATTAACTACTGGTATAATTGTCCCAGTTCCGTATCTTTCATATTTATTTTTAACTTCTGCGATACATGTTAATTGTAGTGTGTGTTCTGTCATAATTAAAATAGTATTTCGTTATCATCATCTTTTGGTTGCGTTGGGTCCTCAAAATCTATCCATCGTGTCGAGTTGGTCCTTCCGCTTGTGTATTTTAAGTTATAATACTTGCCGTATGATTCAAGCCATTGTGTGAACTTTCTTTGAGATAAAAACTTTTTAAAGTCTTGGTACTCATTGCAAAACTTTGTAAAATATTCTGTTTTATCAATTCTAAAATTATGCGGTAAATTTTCACGGTCCGAACTCCATTCGTAAAACTCAAAAGAAGTTTCTTTAATAAATTTTCTAACTTCAAGATTATTAAAATTGTGTTTTACTAATCCGTTTTTAAGATAGTATTGTTCGCAATTAATCATAAAATTATCAAAACGTAACCATTCTTTTTGGTCCCAATCAGAATAAAGCATATGTCCAAATTCATCTAATGGAGTATGTTTATGTGAAAAGTAACTTGACATTTCGACTTCAAACTTTCGTCTTTCAAATGATCCTCCAATACCTCCAACCGTGTAATTTGTAGTAATCAAAATCTTTGGGCTTTTTTCAACTGGGATAGTGATTGCGTCCTGTCCTTTGTATTCTAATGTTATACCCTCCGTTATCAAACTAAAAAGATTCTCAAAATTGAAATTCTTTTTAACATCATCGAAAACCAAAATTTGGGTATCTGTACTAACTGTTTGATAAGGGAATGTTTTTGTTGGTTCAAACATTTTACCATCTATTCGAGAAACTTTTTTCATATTTTTTAGTCCATTCCAAAAAATACCTTTTCCGCTCCCTCCGTTTGGATTCTCTGATATTGTTTCATCATTGAATATAATTGCTTTATTGTTTGCGGAAGTTTTAAAACTGTGCAATAGGTACCCAATAACAGATTTTAGAGAATTATACTTTTGTACATCTTTCCCAGAAGCAAGCCATAAATAAGTTCTAAACTCTGATTCGTGGTGATCGAATGTTTCATAATTTCGGTCAATTATTTGTCTCCTCCACACATAACCATCAAGGTCCAAGTAATCAATTTTCTGAATTTCGTCACAAGTTACTCGAACAACACAATTTTTAAAATACAAATAACATTCAGACGAGGTATCTTCTTTTATTTCTACTTCTGTAGTATCGAGCATTGAAAGAAAATCAGGTTTGAAATAACCGCTATTAGAAGCCATATAATCATAAGGACCATACCCAATATTAGAACGGTCCAATATGTTTTTTAAAACATAGTCCTTTATTCTTTTTTCGTTGGTTTCCTCCAGTAAGTTTTGATCCTTTTTTATAAAAGTAAAAGTGTTGCTTTGTTCAGAGGGATAGTATTTAAAAAAATTGTTTTGTTCTAGCCAAAATTTAAACTTGTGAGTTGAAAGTACAACTTTTCCTTTGTCATTATAAAACCAAAATTCGTCAATGTCAAGTGTTTCTTTTATTCTTGAAATATCAACATCTTTATAAACTTTTTCAATATCCTTTACCGATTTTCCAGAACGGACCATCTTTTCAATTTTTTCTTTTTGAGAAGTGTCTTCAAATGCTTTACCAGCAGAAGGTCTTTTATAAGCAGAACGTACCAACGCCTCAATTTCTTTTTGCTTTCCTCCTTCGTCAAATTTCATACATTCAGAAAGCGCATCATTGTAATCAATACCGAAGTCATTAAATGCGGAAGCAAGTTTGTGAAGGTTATTATTTTTTGACCCTTTATTCATTCCGTATTTCTTGGACCACCAAACAAGTAATTTTTCAACTATCTGATTTGATGAAGTCATTCTAACAATAGGCTCAAAAGTTCCTATTTCTTCAATCTCAGGTTCTTCTAATTCAGTCCACTTTGAACTTTCTGGATTTATGTAAATATAAGGATCATAACTTTCGAAACAAGTCCTTGAAACATCTGATCCTGAATCATCCCAATTAGGATGATTAAAGTATTTTTTTAATGATTGAAAATAACCTTTATGGTTTTCTGTAATGCCAGGTATTTTAACCAATATTTTTACACCTAATGCAGAAGGAGAAATCCAAACGCTGTAAATGTACTCATCACTTAAAATTGAATCTTTAAACTCAATAGCTTCTTCTCTGGTTTTAAATTTATCAAAATCTAAGATAATTAATCCCGAGTGTTCAAGCAGTCCCGTTATGGACCTACTTTTGAATTTACCATTAAAACAAACTACAGGAAGTTTTGATTTATTCTTTGAGTAATCCTCTGGATTCATTAAACGTAATTGTTCAACGAAATCTTTTGATTTACCTTCTTGTATTCTTTTTAATGCGTAGCTAACATCTTTGTTAAAAGGATTATTAACATCGGTTATTTTTTTAAATATTGATACTATTGACATAGTTAGTTAATTTTATATAAAAGAGAAAACCTCCTAAATTGCCTTCACACAATTTAAGAGGTTTCTCGGATTAGTCTATTGACTAAAAATCTTAATACAAGTGAAGGGTTGCATTGCAAATATAGTTATTAATTATTAATGCGCAACAGTTTTAT